GCAACGTCTGACGAAACGACAGCGATGTTACCACGACCTCTACGAGTATCCTTGGCAATCGCGTTACGTTCGCGTTCCATCTGCATCAGAAGACCCTTGTACTTTTCAACGCTCCAACGACCGTTAGAGTCGATGTCAAGATCGAAGGTACCCTTCGTGGCAACGCTATTCTGACAACCAACCTTGGCAATCTGATACAGGTTACGCAGAATTTCGCGGTTGATTTCGAACAGGATTTCAGCGGCCAGAATGTTCGAAAGTTCCGATTCAGCATCGATACCGTGAACAGCACGCAGGTCCTGAGCGATTTCAAGCGAGTATTCAGCCTTCAGAGCACGAGAGTTCGCACCAACCTGAATCTTCTCGATGCTGAACGCCATCTCAGCGAAGTAGTTATTCGAAGCATCACCCAGAGCTTCAGCAGAAGCAGTGGACATACCGTGGCCAGTGGTATAATTCGAAGCGATGGTCACAGGGGTGCCAGCGTTCGGATCATAGTCAGAAGCAAACGGATTCGTACCACCATGAGCAGTTGCGCCTGAAGTCGTGCCAGCAGCATTCGAACCGGAGAAATTGGTGTTTGCTTCCTGGAACAGAGCTTCAGCACCAGACTGATTCGTATAGCGGCTACGCAGAGCAAAGATCAGACCAGTCGGACCAGACATCGGCTGAACACCGCAAATATCATAACCGATCAGGTTAGGCATTGCGCGACGAACAAGCGAAATCAGGATCGGATCCCAGTTAGAAATACCCGAACCCGTGTGGTTCGTGGGAGCAGCTTCCTGCAGGGCCTGAAGGGCAACAGCAGAATCCTTCAGTGCGTTCTTTTGATTTTCCAGAAGCTGAGCCGTAACCTTGCGCTTCCACTTATCTTTAAGTGAGGGAGCGTCCTCGTAATCAAGGATATCCTTCCAACGGTTCACCGCTTCAGTTAAATTCATTTGATACATTTTACTTTTGTTCTCCTCGTAAATAGGACAATTCTAAAATTTATTTATCTTCCTGATGTTTTTGGATTAGAGCATCAAACGTTTCAGCGCTTGCTTAGCTAATTCCACATCATTATCCGTAGTAACTGTTGGAACAGACACTGGATTTACTTCCTCAGTTAGACTCTGTGTAGATGCAGAAGTCTTTGGCTTAACAATGATGGCCGACTCGCGAATCGTCTTCAGACTTTCCTTGAATGAGTCCTCATTCTTAAACTCGACACTTTCCGACAACTTGATGAACTTTCCCTTTTCGGCTTCGTTCAGTCCAGAGGCGGCTTCGTTGACAATGTTCTGCTTCACAAGCTTCCGATTGGAATCCAGGAGAGCAGCATTCTTCTCAATCTGTTCGTTCAGGCTGGTTTCGAGAGATTCAACCTTCTCGGCTAGTGACTCAAGAACGTTAACCTTCTCGTCAGGAATATCGATATTATGACGCTGGAAACAACCCTTGAGATCGAGAATTAAGTTTTCAACCAGATCAGTCTTGATCGAACGCTCAAGAGCAACACTGTTGGCATTGACCCACTCTTCACCAAGATAGTTCAGATAGGCTTCAACCTTCTCATTCATCTCAATCTTGAAGGCGTCAACTTCGGCATCGAACTTATTCTGGAATGCTTCTTGGAGTTTTCCGACTTCTGCATCCAGAGCTTCATTGATGCGTGCAGCTACAGCAGCCTCGTAGAGAGTGGCAGCCTTCCTCTTGAAAGCCTTTGAAAGCTTCTCTCCAACAAACAGAGCTTCAATGTCTTCCTGAATCTTCTCTTGCTTCTCAGCAGAGGCTAGCTTTTCCTTTTGCTGAGCATTTTCGTCTTCAGGAGTGCGATCTTCAGAAACGGTTTCCTCTTCAGTGACCGTCTCACCAGTCGGCTCTGCGTCTTCAGCGATTTCCTTGTCTTCGTCCTTCTCTTCGTCCTCACGAACTGCGTTAGGAGTGAAAGAATTTCCAACGGTTCCAACACCAGGCGTCGGATTCATCGAAGGCAGCGAAGCTTGACCAGGCTGAATAGGACCAGAATAGTCAGTCTGTCCATCGGTTCCATTCACGACCGCTGGACCAAGATCCTGAAAGCTAGGAACGACAGCAGTTGGAGGATTCTGACCGCTGACATCTTCTGAGATGACCTTCTCAGCAAGAACCCGCTTTACAATATCTTCAAAATTAGGCATTTGTTCTCCTTAAATTGCTACCAATTATTTATTTCTTCGAATTTTTAGGCTTATAGATTTCAGTCAAAAATGAAGCCCAGGCATTTAGACATGTCTCTTCGAGACGGTTAGATGATGCTTTGAGAATTTCTTTCTTGGTCTGTTCGGCTCTTTCAATTGAATAGACACCGTTATTCCAGATCCATTCAACACCTTCCATGATGCCGTTAACGAAAGCATCAGGAGCACTCGGATCAGCAACAATGTCACCAGCAGTGTTTAAAGTGAAGTCTTCCTGCACTTCATTGATGCCACCAATGTTACGAAGTGAACCAGTACCGCGAGTTGACATACCGAGCTTCACTTCAGCATCCATAAGAGCTTTCGTGATCTTACCGTTAGGTGTATCAAGGACTAAAGCACGACCGATGTAGTTGTTGCCGTCTTTCTTTAGCCATTGAAACTTGTGAGAGACCTTATCGAGATTAATCGAGGGATTTTCAGGATGCCCTAGTTCTCCAAGAGCACGGTTCTCATTCACGTATTCCTTAATATACCGATTGACTTCTCTATCAAGAATCTTCATCGGATACTTGCGGTTATTCTTGTTGGGTATCTCTCCTTGTAGATTGATACCCTCCAGGAAATACTTTTTAGCTGTGCCAGTACCTTCAGTGATAACTTGGCAATGGACCATTTCTGTGATTAGTTTAGCCATATTACACCTTCTTAATTGGAGCCTTTAATGGCCCACCACCGACCGGTTTAACTTTAGGCTCAGAGCTAGGAGTTTGATTCTTATACAGTGAACCTGGAGTTTTCTTTTCCGTATGCTTGCTCATATCGATCGGAACCGTACCGGTACGATCTTTGATGTTCTCACCCTTCGGCTTCGTGAACGGAGTTGGTTCGCTCTTGATTCCTTTGTGGAGATTCGTCACGTGTTGCTTGAAGTCTCCATAATGTGTATCCTTATGGATTGCAATCTTCTCAGCGGTATCAACCTTCATATCACCATGGGTTGGGTGATCATAATGAAGCTGTGCAGCAGTTGATTTCGCTTGGTTTAATTTCCAACCATGATCTACCATGTGTGTGTGAATATCTCGGCTGACTCCATGAGGCACACCAACAGCATCTGGCATCTGAAGCTGACGATGACCTAAACCACGACCTTCACCGTTTCTACCCACAACAGGAACTGAAGGCTTCGCTTTCGGAGCAGCAGAAACAGGAGCACTCTGAGAAGCAGGAGCTTCTTTTCTCGGTTGAATCGTATCTAAGTGTCCAGGAAGATTCGATGCAGGTCCACGATGCGTGAAACCTTTTTCATCCTGATGAGAGAACGCACCACTTGCACGATTCAGCTTCACAGTCCCATGGAGTGTTTCGTGAGTATAGCTGTTTTCATGACCTTGAGTACCAGACAGCTTCCAACCACGATTCGTCAGATGTTCATGTCCGCCTGGGTTCGCCATCTGACTCTGAGGTCCATGAGAGATCCCACCCATGTGCTTACCAGCCGTATTAATGGTCTTCGGTTCCTCTTGAGGACCTTTAAGAGCAAGAAGACGCTTAGAACCATCAGGTTTAGGGAATTCCTTGATCTTCGTACCAGGATTAATAGCTTGTCGTCCCGGAGTCAGCGCAGCAGCACGTTGAGGATCGTCCTCTCGTGATGGTCTGATATTTTTGGCACTGCTTTTAGCTTGTCCTTTATACCGAGCAGCACTTGAAGGATTAGCAACGACTTCCTTCTCACGTGGGTGACTTTCATCACCCCATGCTTCCATTAAATTTATGCCGTATTTCTCCTTCAACTTCTCAACTTGGAGTTTACGAGTTGAAGCTGCCTGTGCTGGAAAGATATTAGCTAAGTGAGTAGATAGGTCCTTATGATTTGAACCAGAACCTACGTGCTTCTTTCCATTCGTGTTATGACTCCAAAACGTTTCAGCCTTCGTCGTGTGAACGGAAAGTTGATCCTTCCCATTCAAATGAGAGAAGACATGCTCATGACCAGAAACTGTCTTGGATGAACCAGCATGTTTGAAACCAAATTTCATGGCTGTGTTGAACATCAGGTTCTTAGTCTGAGGAACCGAAAGCATTTCTTTGGTATTCTTCGTTTCCTTTGCTTCCTCAAGCGTGCGCTTGCAGAAGGCCTCTGAAATGACCTTGAGACGATAAGCTTCAAGGCGCTTCTCTGCGATCACCTTCATGCGATCAGAGCCTTGTTCCATCGCCTTGATCATCTCACCGTTAAAGATTAAATCGATCAGGTTTTCCATTAGTTCTCCACCTTATTAGCAAACGCAAGAACCTTTTCGAAGCTCTTGGAATCTGCCGTGATTTTGTTTTCCATAATCTTACGGTTCTCGTGATTCAGAGACTCCCACAGTGAAAGGATTGAACGCGCTTCGTCCATTGTGACAATGCGGCTTGACGAGTTATCAAATTCCACAATGATCGAATTCAATTCATTCTGGATACCTTCAACAAGCGAAGTGAGAAATTCCTGACGCTCAGGAATATAAACCATCTCTTCAGTAATACTCAACAGCTTCTCGGCAATCTGTCTCTCAGGGACATCATAGAAATTAGAAGCCTCAGTGATATAGGTTTCCAGTGCGTCAATATCACCTTCATTCAGACGACCAATGACGTGATCGAGAGCATCTTCAAGGAGAGGAGCATCCTCAGTTACAAAGAACTTCTTTGCCACTTCCAGCTTCTTTTCCTCAAGTTTTTCGGTAACGATATCTCGCATCCGATCAAACACTGCCTTGCTCGTATCGATTGATGAGTCCTGTAAAATGGCTTCAACAATAGCTTTACTTTGCATTAGGATTCTCCTTCTTCTTAGTTTCTTTCTTCTCAGGAACTTCAACCTTCACAACTTCAGGTGTAGGCTCCTCTTTCTTAACATATGGTTTGCCTAGATTTGCTCCATATCGTGACATTTACATTCCTCCTGAATTATCAAATTGAGACTGTTGGGTTAAACCGTTCTGTGTATTTTGGAACATCATAGCGGCTTGCTGCTGTAGAGCCATCAATTGCGGAAGAAGCGTCATCTCTCTTTGGATCTGTGCGTCCATCTCTTCCATTTCTTTATCCGTGAGTTTCATAACCTTCCGCATCAGATATTCACGTGAATAGAACATTCCCATGAATGGTGCAGCTTGAGCCAGTGATGCAAGCTTTGACTGAAACTCTTCCGCCTCACGCATCTCTGCGTAATAGGTGTTCTCGGCCCATTTGTAGACAAGTTTCGGACGAATCGTATCCCAATTGTCGCGAGTGATTACACCCTTGAGAATAAGGTTCGTAGATAACAGGTCATTGAATAAAAGTTCAAATCTCCGACGAAGCCTCTTAACAAACTTGTAGAACTTGTCCTCGTCTCGATTGATTTCAACCGAACGTCCCAAGCTAAAACCACCTTCACTCTTAAGTCTCGAAATTGGAACTCCAAGTGATCGGTAAAGTTTCATTTCAAAGTATTCAACGTCCGTCATGACACCAAGATTCTCACCACCAGGGAGAATGTCGATCTCAGTGCCTTTTGTTCCTTCTCTACGAGGTAACCAGAAATCTTCCATCATTGAAAGGAATTTCTTATCGTCTCTAACTTCACCTGTGGTGTTATCATAGACGAGCTTGTTCCTAAACTTGTTCATGATGTGGTTCATGTACTCTTCGGCATTCTTCTTAGGCATCTGTCCCACGTCAATGTAGAAGATTCGACGTTCAGGAGCACGCGAAAGACGATAAATGACCACAGCATCTTCAATATGGCGTAACTGATTGAGGAACTTCAAACACTTATGAAGATGACTCAACACAACCTGTTTGTTGGCATTCTCAATCAGACCAGAATGAACATAACAGATTGAGTCGGGAGCAATCTTCACACCAATTGCTGTAGTTGATTGGCTATTATTCAGACCACGATCATTGTAGACATACCATTCAGTAATCTTGTCTGTGACTTCTGTCCCAATGTTTGGATCAATTCTCTTCTCAACATGGCGGACCTTGCGAATACGTCTAGGATCAATATAGCGAAGTTCTTGAATTCCCAGACTCGGCATCTCAGGGTCTATAATCTTATGGTAATACAATCTCCCATCGACGTACCAACGCTTGAAGATCTCAAATGCCTGTTCTCCGAAATTAAGAAGTTCTAACACATTCTGAAACTCCTGCTCAAGCATTTCTTTAAATCGAGGAGTGAAGTCCTTAAGCTTGTCCGTGACGATATCGACAATAGGTTGAGTTCCATCGTCAACGATTGCTTCATCCACAATGTCATCAATAGCTGATGCACATTCAGGATGTAACGATGCTTCGCGATACTTGGTGATGAACTCAATCTCATTGCGACCAGTGTTGTCCAAATCTACATAGGTTCCATAAACAGAACCAGTAGAATAGGTCATCGCTCCGTCGTCATTATTTGGGAGAGAGAACGATTGGCCTTTTGCTTTGTTGGGGTCAGTGCCTATTTGGAAACCAAATAGACGAATGGCCTCAGAAAGGGTCATCTCTCCATTATTTACCTGCTTCTCAGCGATAGAGAGAACCTCTTCATCAATTATAGGAGGCTTCTTTTCTCTAGGTTTTCTAGTTGCCATATTAAGTATCTAGTTCCAAAAGAAAATGCATGGCGTCCTGATGAGGTTCGCCATGCATTTAAAGGTTCATTGTGACTGTAATTAGGTGGTTGTAACGTCAGTCCACCAGTCATACTGGATAGTGACATCGAACTTCTCAAGCGTGTCCGCAGACTCCCAACTCACTTCAATGGGTGTAACTTCTGACGGCCAACAATTGACAAGCTTATATTCGTGGATTGGATCTCCACCAACCTTGGCATACTGCTTGATGGTAGCATTGACTTTATAGCCACTAGGCACACCAGCAATAGGACTACGAAGGTTAGCTACGTGCATGTTCAGAGCATTCATCCACTTTTGGAAAGCTTTCCTAATCTTGAAGTTTTCATCATTGATGATTCTGAAAGCCCAAGGTTGGAATCTACGATCACCAGGATACTTAAGTTCTCTACCGAAATAGAAAACTGAGATAGTTCCAAGATGATCACCAGGAAGTGTTGCAGCTTCTGCCATGAATGGAAGCAGACGACCTGCTTCACCATCAGTCGCAGCCGGTGGGAAAGTTAGTTCAATCTGGAACAGATTGGGTCTTGCACCAGACCCAATCAGTTCACCCGTAAAGTTAGTAAGATCAAAAGGCATTATTTCTCCTTAATTAGATACTGGCGTTTTCAATTTCTGAGAATGACTGACCAGTTCCCACTGCTACAAAGTTCAGTTGGATCCAGTTGATCGACTTAGAAGGCTTGATGAAGATATCTCCAACGAAACCATTCGAATCGATAACTTGAGGAGTGTTGTTCTCATCGTCGCACTTGACGAAGAAATCATAAATTCCTCTACGACCCTTAACTTCTCTCAAGAACGGCTCAGACATGTTTCTAAACTGCGACCGGGTGAATTCATCGTTGAACTCGAATAGGATATATTCTGAGGAGCGAACAATCGCCTTCTCAAGAACGATGAACAGCATACGGACATTGATTCGGTCGAAAGAGCTAGGAGACGTTAACAGAGTTCTGTCGCCCCAGAGCACTGCACCTTCACCACGTCTGATATGGATCGAATTGATACCGTTCTGATACAGGATACCACGATCAGCTTCAGAAGGCTGCCAAGCAAGCTTCGTAACATTCTTGATGTGACCACGATTCAGACCAGCAAATGAGTACCAAGGATCACGAGTTTGCGCCGTTCTCACAGCAAGTCCAGCAACGTCACCATTCAGAGGAACCCATCTATAGGTATCGTTATACTTGTCGTACTGATACTTATAGTTATCATCCATAAATGCATAGCTCGTGCTCGTCAGTGAGTTGCGGAATGCCACAATATCATCAACCTCATTACCGAAGTTCGAAACAACGGCTGATATAGGAGGTGAAATCAGAGCAACAGCATCTCTACGAACCTCAGCAACATTACCGATAACATAGTTGGCCAGAGTTGAACTTGCAGCCCCAACAGCGAGCCACGAAACATCAACCAACTGCTTATCAGCGAATAGATCCCAACCCATCATCAGATCAGCATCGGTCACTGTATCATTACCATCAACACCACCCGACAGGCTAACACCAAGGTTAACGTTCGTGACTGAGGTAGACGCGATACCCGAAGCAGTCGATGACTGCCCAATAACTAGATCGGTCGTTGCAAAACTACCCTTAGTGACATCGACCTTTAGAGTGCGAGTACCACTGTTATAGCTTGCGACCTTACCAGACTTGACTTCAGTTGTTCCATACGTCACGACAACAGAACCGAGAGTTGCACCAGTTCCATTACCAGTGATCGTAGCAGTCGGAGCAGATGTATAACCACTACCTGCGGCTGTGATTGTAACACCCGAAACAGCACCAGCATTTAAAACCACAGTTCCAGCAGCACCCGTACCACCGCCACCCGTGAACGTAACCGTAGCCGCTGTATATCCAGTACCACCAGCAGTCACAGGGACTGTCGAAACGCCACCAGCAAACACCTTAACAGTTTCACCGGCCGTAAAGGTTCCCGTAACAGCAGGAAACACAAGAGTCGATGAAAGCTTGTCGAAATTCGTATTTAAAGCAACCGTACCCCAATTGGTTCCTTGAGTCGGGTGATCGGTCCACCAAATGTACTCTGACTGACGATTTAGGACAATCGCGTAGTAGTTTGAGGTGCCGTCATCACTCTTAGCATCAGCAGCCTTAGAAACGAAAGCATAACGTTCCAGAACTGCACCAACAGTACCAGTGATTACACCGTCTTCGTCTACAACCACCACGTGAAGCTGGTCATTTGTGGCATTTCTCTTTGCGGCGAACGGAGACGTTCCAGGAGCGTTGATAAACAGGCTCTTATATTCCCAGTTACCGAAGTTACCAGCATCTGCAATAGAAACTTTAATTGAATTTCCGCGATCACCAGGATACTTCGCCGCAAACGTTCCAACGGTCGCTTCACCAGAAGAAAAGCTGCTGTCATAGTGGATCTTATTCTTAATGAGCAAACCTGCACCGTTTGCAGTTGCGTTACGAGCCGCACTAGAAACGACGCGAACCACCGAAGCGTTGTTACCATATGCAAGTTCGTTTGCCGTCGTGAAGAAGCTCTCAAAGCTATATGTGTCTGGAGCACCAAAGACACGAGCCAGCAACTTCTCACTCGGAATTGTAATACGGTCTAAAACAGGCCCCCACTTGAATTTACCAACCACAGCAACAGCGTCAGTAGCAGTACCGACGGCCGTCAACTGTAGATCGATTTCACTGAAATTCACTCCAGGGCTATTTTGAAAAGGCATGAAGTTCTCCTAATGTTAAAAGAAAAAGGTTACTTGAAGTATTTATAGATAGTCAGCCTTAGAAGAACCAATTCTTCCCCCAAGGATCGTTTACGATTTCCCATACGTCACCTCTACTAACCTCACGTTCCTTGAAGTCAGTAAAGCGACTGTTGACAATAGGATCAGGAAGCATGATGTATTCCATTTGGTCAATGAGTTCTTTTTCCATACTCTTGCGAATATCACTGTCCATCAACTCACGGAAGTACTTCTGTGAAACAGCCCAGGAGAAGACCACGAGAGACATCACAAGGTCATCATGTGCTCCTTCTTCAGCTTCGAAGCTTTTACCCTTCGAGACAAAGGTTGTCAACTCTGCGATGATATCAAAGTCAGAGGTTAACAGTTTCTCACCTTCGATGAGTGTCTTAAGGTTTGCACAACCAGTTTGTTTAACAGGTGTAGTCATCTTCACACCAAACGAGGTGTTTTTCGAGAATCCCGCAGAGAGGATCTGTCCACTGCGTCCTTTATTTTGAACCGTGAGGATATTCTCATACTCTAACTCATGATGAAGGATCTGAGCAACCTGAATACCAACGTCATTGATTTCCAATAGAACGTGAGCATGATTATATCTCTTTGCAACCTCATAGATGACTTGAGGATACATCAGAGGTGAAATTTCATTGCTTCTATATTTGGCTACAATCTTGTAAGGATAATCAGTGACATCAACCACCACGAAAGCTGAATAGTCTAATTGCTTACCTTGTGCCGTATCAGCCGCAATCACATACTTGTGTGGTTGTTTGATCTTATTACCGTCATCGTCTTCGGTGACATCAATTTTTGGCTCTTCATAGACATCAAGGAAGGTTTCAGTGTATAATGGTTTGTTGTATTTACCAGAAAGATGTCGAAGCTTCCTCTTGGAAATAAGGGTGTTCGATGAGCCGATGAATTCACCACCATATTCTTGCTCGAACGCATCAACAGAACCAAGGTTTGCAATTTCTTGTTCTTTCCACTCTTCATCACGACCAGGAACTTGAGACCAATGGCATTCAAATGGAACGAATCGACTCAATCTATCGGCTTCTGTAAACTGCTTCTTTTTCCTAAGTTCTTTAGCTTTGGTAGCATTCTCCCACATTTGGAAGAAGTGATTCATTCCCAAAGGAGTAGACACGACAACGACTTTGGTCTTCTTACCAGATGAAATAGTAGGATAGACAGAATTAAAGAACTCAAGAGCCAATTTGTTATCGATGTGGGCAAACTCGTCAAGGAAGATAACGTTGTACGAACCACCTCTGACAGAGGAGCTTGAGGTAGCAGCAGCTTTAATTTTTGAACCGTTCTCAAGTTCGATGTTTCTCTTATTCCAGGTTACAATACCTTGCTGCAACCAACTAGGTAGGTTTTCATATGCCAACTGAACACGGCCAAGCATTTCCTGGGCCATTTCAGCTTTGTTTGCCAAGATGACAACGCTATGGTTCTTGTTGAACAGAATAGAATACAGAAGATAAGCAACAGTGGTTGTAGTTTTTCCCACCTGTCTGGGTAGCTTAAAGATGCAGAATCTATTCTCATGAATGATCTCCACCATCTCTTCTTGGAAGTCATACAGTTCAAAAGGAACAACACCATAATCAACATGGACGATCTTGATGTAATTCTTAATGAAGTATATCGGGTCCTCCATACACTTCAGGTATTCCTGAATCTGCTCCTGAGTATAGCTCTGGTTCTGATTAGTTACCTTAAGGTTTGTATTACCAAGATATCCTTCTTGAGTAGCCATTATTTCTTACTCGCTTTTTCCTTTGCTGCCAGAATTGCATCCAATAGACTATTCGTTGTGCCACTGAACACAAAGGTGTCACCATTGTTCTGAGTGAGGTTCTGTTTCACTTCAGTAGGTTGAACGCCAGCAATCTTATTGATCTTTTCCTGAAGATTCACCAAGGCAGTCGCAACATCAGCGACTGATTTGATGATCTGTCCAACAACTTCATAGTCTCTTGCGGATTCAGATTGTTCTGCGACATCCAACAGTGAATTGAGAGCCTGAGAACCCTTATCAATCAGATTGTGATAGGTCACCTGTGCAAATTCACACTCCTCTAAAGTCTGAGGTTTGAATTGTTCTGGTCGATTGTATTTCTCAATTGAACCGACAGGGACAGGAGGAAGGATTTCAACCTTCTCCTTCTTCGCTTTCTCTAACCTTGGATTCGCAATATCCAAAGCTTCATCCAGTTTATCTTTTACTGTTTTATGGGATCTAGGCATGTATTAAAGTCTCCGAAGTTTGACACGAACCGCTGCAACAGTGATGGCTCCAACAAGTGTTGAGGAACTTCTAGTTACCTTGAAACCGACAAGTTCTCCAGCGGCATAGTTCGTAGTTGGAATGTTAGTTAGTGTTGTCTTATTGATTTTATTGGCTACAGCATTCACTGTGGTTGTAGCTGTTGTCGTGCCACCATCTAGAGCAGCATCAAACAGGTCTCCAGCCTTCATACACTTACTGTCATAGGTGAAAGTGACATTCCCAGTGTTCACTGAAGAGAACCAATAAATCTCAACATCGATTTGTCCAGTCCAATCAAGTGGAAGTGAATATCGGTTAACAAACTTATCCGAATTGTTCATCGTGATCGTTGGGAGAGGAAGATTTGAACCAGAGTTTGCAACAGCGACACTAGGATCATTGAAATTGAAGGTGATATACTCTACCCTGGGAGTGAGTAATTTCGTTGCAATGGCTTTCACTTCAGCCGCGATCTGGTTATGATAGTCTTCAGTAAATACCGCCTCAACGACCTCACCGGCAAGATGGGCACTCAATACACCTTTGAAAGCACGGACACATGAAGTGAATGAATTACCAACTTTAGAAGGAGCAAGAATGTACTCAGGTCCAATTTTGAGGATAGCCGGTAGATTGATGCTCGTACTCTCTACAGGAATCGTAGTGTCTGATTGTGAAATATTGGCTGTCAGTTTCGTCCCGAAGTCATTGTTCCCCACTAGGAGATCAGTATCGGTAGGAATAATTCCAGCAGAGAATTTTGAAGAGTTAGGGTTAGCCATTTACGATTATTTAGCTCCTAGGGAATATTTTAAAATATTTTGGGAAATCCCTTGACTTTGCTATTGACAAGTGAGATACTATCAGTGTACCGTGAGTTTTGAGTTCCTCTATGCTCCTTAAGAACCCCACAAGAAGAAGCGTAGCGCGAGGCGCTGAAAGCGACGAGCTAGATAGAGACCCTAAGGGACCTAGAGGTCCTAGAGGGACCTAGTCCAGTGAATGCTACCGCATTCACGACTTCGTCCTTCCAATTAAGTTATTGGGGTAGATTAATTCTCTATTGACGACACTGTCAGGAAGTGATAGACTGATATTGTAGTTGTTCACTATCATCATTGATGAAAGGAGTAACACATGCGAGAGCGACCAAGTCGTTTTCGAGGTCTCGGTGTCGACCTGAGCAAAGCAACTTCCTCAGCCGATGCTTTCAAAATGTGCGGGCTTGACTGGGAGGTATCAGAGCACGCTGTCTATCCCGCAATCGACGGTAAGATTCGTGCTGTTCGAATTGATGGAGTTAAGGCTCTACTCCATCACGACAAGAACTACACGAATGGGTTCCGTCAACTCGGTTACGCAAGCACCGGCTACAAGGTCGTGCAGAACCGAGAACTTTGGGAAGTTTTCGATGAAGTTGCGAAACTCGGCAATCTAACCTTCGAGCACGGCGGTGAGTTCGATGGTGGCCGACGAGTCTTCGCGTTCGCGAGAATGGAAGGCGAGTTCAACATTCCGGGTGTCTCTGACCGCAAGCGTCTCGACGGCGCCGGAACGAATCATGAAGCACCTGAAGGTCGCGTGATTGACGACAAGACCTACCTGAAGATCATGATGTCATCCGGTCACATTCCGGGCGTCTCTGTTGTCTTCGCGGTCGTCGCTGAACGTGAGATTTGCTGGAACGGCGTGCGCATCAGTGAGAAGGCCGGAGACTTCCGCCACTATCACAACGCGCTGTTCGCAGGGAAGAAGGAAGAGATCCACAAATTCTTCGAGAAGGCGACGAAGACGTTCAAGGAATACGGCGATCTGATGAAGGAACTCGCCGAAGCCCACGTCGATGAACTCACCCAGCATTTGTTCATCGTGGAAGCGATGTCGCCTCTCCGTGGAAGTGAGATCGTCTCTCCAGCATTCCAGCCGGCACTTGAAGAAGTTCTCAAAGGACGCAGAGAAAACTGGATCACGAAGACCGCTCCGACTGACGTGCGCAATGAGGTCTTTCAAAAGATCCACGGCAACAAGGACCTTCAGGAACTGATCCTCACCGAATCTTCAACAAAGGCGCGTTCAGTCATCGTCCTGAACAACGATCAAGCCGGCGCCGATATCATGCGACCCACGCTCTACAAGCCCTATCAGGCAATTGCGTGGTATCTGAATCACGAGTCGGGTCGCAGCGCCGAGACCGGCCTCATCAAGTCAATGTTCAACCCGAACAGCCTGATGCCCCATGCGAAAGACCTGGCCATCGAGTACATCGAGAATCGCCTGTAAGACATCTGGTGAGACTGGATGCGGTCTGTTGCATCCAGTCTCACCGCTTTACCAAAGAGCTACAAGATTGGTTGCGGTCGTACCTGTGGCATAGACTCGCTTTGCGCGAACCTCCAAGGTCGTCCCAACAGGAACGCTTTTGAATGTAACAGTCCCACTCTTCAGAAGATCAACCTTGATGTCTCCTGTTCCACCAACGTATATTTTTCGAGTTGCATTGGTTAAATCAGTTGAGTCGCTAGGAGCAATGCTTGCACCATACTCTGCCGGCGAGTGAAGCTCGGCTTTCTTATTTCCGTGAATGTCTACCATGACAGTATTTATTGACAGCCGCTATAATTGATGTCATAATGAGATTAAATCAATGAGCGAACAACAAAAGATGAATCCTGAGATCAAGCAAAAATGGCTTGATGCACTGAGGAGTGGTAGTTACCGCTTCCATAAGCTTTCGTCAAAGGCCGATTACAAATCAGGTATAACGTGCTATTGCACGTTGGGTGTTCTTCAGGAAATCTTTCGCGAATCTTATCCTAGTTTTGAATGGGAAGACAGCGGGTTGGTAATTCCTAAGCATATCGCGAGAGAATATATCCTTCCCTGGCAAGGGACAAAAAATCCGATATTTGCGTGGGCGGGTTTCAACAGCGATATTTGGTGGACAATCGTGAAACTCAATGACAATCCCAAGACTGAATCCTTTGAACCAGTCATCAAGTACATCGAGGAGAACCTATGAATCCTGAAGTAAAGAAAAAATGGCTTGAAGCTCTCCGTTCTGAAGAGTACACACAAGGGAGAGGATGTCTCAGAAGATACGACAACTACTGTTGCCTGGGTGTTCTCTGCGATGTGTACAGCAAAGAGCATCCGGACGTTAAGTGGAAAAAATTCATAGGTAGCGAACGTTATTATCACCTTCAAGGCGGTGCAGAACCCTCGGAGACAGTGCTCGACTGGGCATCACTCTTTGCGGCTGACATGGCAACGTTGATGAAGATGAACGACGACCTCGAATTCAGCTTTGGAACAATCGCCAATTACATCGAAAAGGAATTATAATGTCACAGATGAACCCTGAAGTTAAACAAGCGTGGCTTACCGCGCTCCGATCTGGAGATTACAAGCAAGGACGTTTTGTTCTGAGATCAAAGGACAATGACTATTGTTGCCTTGGTGTTCTCTGTGACATCCATGCAAAAGAAACTGGTAATCAATGGACACAGCACACATTCGCAGATGGTGAACCAGATGATTTCTTTTATGCCGATAACGTAGCCAATATCCCATATGAGGTTGAAACATGGAGTGGCCTTATCAATACGTCACATCTCATGGGGATGAATGACCGCGTGGAAAATACTTTCAGCCAGATTGCGGACTATATCGAGGAGAATCTCTAGATGCGTAAGTTCCTCAACTTCTTCAGACGGCTTCTGAAAATGGAGCAGAAGATGAATCCTGAAGTCAAGACCAAGTGGGTGAACGCTCTGAGGTCCAGTGACTATGAGCAGGGACGCTTCGCTCTCAGGGATTCGCAGAATTGTTATTGCTGTCTCGGTGTTCTTTGCGACCTTTATGCGAAAGAGAAGCGTAAAGAGTGGGTAAAAGGGACGTGGTGCTATTATTACCAGAGTAAGGACGCATGTCCTCCAATTTCTGTTGCAAAGTGGAGTGATTGTCGCAGCTTTTCAAAGTTGATGAGGATGAATGATGTTGAAGGGAAGTCCTTCAAAGAGATTGCGGACTATATCGAGGAGAATCTGTAATGGACGAAATGAACAACAAGATGAAGCCCGAGATTAAACAGAAGTGGCTCGAAGCCCTTCGTTCGGGAGAGTATCGCCAGGGTATAAGTGCTCTGAGATCCCATGATGATCGCTATTGCTGCCTTGGTGTTCTCTGTGATCTCCACTCAAAAGAGACAGGGGACAAGTGGGAAGGCGAAGTTAACCGTGAGTATCTATACCATGATAGCACAGTGTATCCTCCAGCTACTGTAGTAGAGTGGGTCGGTGGCCATCTTCCTGGAGTTACATTGGCGTGCATGAACGACTTGTGCCGTACGTCCTTCGCAAAAATCGCAGATTGGATCGAGGAGAACCTTTAACAATGAAGCCTGAAGTGAAATCAAAGTGGCTCGAAGCCCTTCGCTCTGGAGAATACACCCAGACTACCCACTCTTTAAAGAGTGGCGATAAGTTTTGCTGCCTTGGTGTTCTCTGTGATCTCCATGCAAAAGAAACAGGCGAAGCATGGCAACTTATGCCTATTCCTAAGTGGTGGAAGAATTGTCCAGAATTTTCAACGTATTTCGGTGTACAGACGCAACCTCCTATCGAAGTTACACAATGGGCAGGATTTGAGAAGAGTGGGGTCCTTTACGAAACATTGATAGACATGAATGACGGCCAAGGAAAGTCCTTCTCCGAAATCGCTGACTATATCGAAGGGAATCTGTAATGAGTGAACATACACCCAAACTGAAGCCTGAAGTGAAAGCGAAGTGGTTAGAAGCCCTTCGCAGTGGAAACTATAGACAAGGTCGTGGTCTGCTGAGAAACCTTGAAAACGACTATTGCTGTCTTGGTGTTCTCTGTGATGTGGATACAGAAACAGAGCAGTGTTGGTATTTGGGTTTTGGCGCCTATAAATTCGGAGTCAATGAGTCCACAGTTGAACTGGAATATTTCCAGAGACTTTGTGTTCCTGATAAGCAAACCAGTTTATTGCATTATCACGATATTCGGCAACGGTTGATCAGAATGAACGACAAGGAAGGCAAGTCCTTCACCGAAATTGCAGACTATATCGAAGAGAACCTCTAAGATGCGCTATTCTCTTACTGTTGAGGCCATTATAGTCCTCTATCGCGTGATTCGAGATGGTTTCCTGCGTGAGCAGTTGGTTAGGAAACCAATCTGTTATTTCATTCACTCCTGGAAGTATTGGACAACAAAAGAGATAAGCTACTTCAAATTCCAACGCACATGTTCGAAATGCCAACACGAATGGACCATTCACTGATTACTATATGTGATTTAAGAGGACTCGAAAGAGTCCTCTTTTTCAGGTCTCCACCCATTGAAGGATCTTCAATTCTCATAGTTGACATTCCTCAACAAGTGAGATATAATGAACACTGATGTAGAAGAACAGAGAAGAGATGAACCTGCTAACATTCAACCAACCCAGAGCAATCGGCATTGTCGGCTCACGTCGTCGTGACACAGAAGAAGACCTCTTCCTCTGTCGCATTCAATTCCTCAAACTCTATCGCGACGGAGATATGATCGTCTCTGGTGGTTGCAAGCAAGGTGGAGATCGATTCGCTGAGATATTCGTAGATGAACTTGGAATCCGTGATACTCACTTCATCTGTCATCTGCCGAACAAGAACGAACTTGATCCTGAGTTGCTGAAGAAAGTTCCACGAGCAGCCTATGCGAAGATCAACTATGCTCGGAACACACTGATTGCCATAGACTCGACACATCTGATCGCTGTGCCTGCTCCTGATCGCAAAGGTGGCACAGAAGACACGATTAAGAAATTCATCAAGTTCCACGGAGAGAGCACGCTGTATCTTGTGTGAGACGGGAGTTTCCAAGCGGATTTTTCCAGCGGGAATTTTTTCGATCTTATGGTCTTTGTTTTCCATAGCAGGATTTTTTTGGAAATGAAGGAACACAGAGACCAGCGCTATGAGTCGATCTCTACGGTCCTCAAAATACCTACGGGAAATTTTTGGAACGGGAGGGTTAAGAGGTCCCTGCTATAAGGATTTCATCTTCACGCATAGTATCTCAAAAACACTGTCGTTTTGTCGTTTGTTTTGTTGCACTTACGCGATTCAACTTTATAAAACAAAGTGTTGCAATTCAACAGCCGACATGCAATAATAACAATGTAGTCGAGAAGAGCGCGAGACGCGCTTAAGATCTTTGAAAATTTAACGTCAGTCGCGAGTGAGCGAGACTCACGCGACGCACGCGAGACGCGCAAGCGATTCGCGAGTGACGCGAGTGTTTCACGTGAAACACGAACGCGATTAGTGTGAGACGCGTGCGCGTCCAACGCAATACGAGTGTGCCCGAGCGATTCGAGCCCCGCAGTGAGTAGTGTGTTGTGTATGCGACGTGTCCAACGCAATGAGTGTTGTGTATCACACTCGCCCGTGACTGACGATATGAGTCCAAGTAACATGTGTTCTCTATGAGTGCGTGTGTCTCGCGACACACGCACTCACTCTCCACGCACATGAAAGTGTGCCCAGTGCTCGAAAGGGCTCTGGTCGTGTTACAGTCATCTGCAATACGTCCAGGGTCCTATTCAGCAATAGACAAGAATAGAGAGACCCTAATGGAGAATTCAAGATGATCACCAATGTTGCTATGACTCAGACCGCGTCCGTTGAGGAGACGAACCTCACCACGAACGTAGCCACCACCGAGACCACCTCGACCCCTGAAGTCGAAACCTCGCCCGTGACTGACGCTCCTGCCGACGAGCAGCCCTCGCAGGCCCTTGTCGTTGCCGAAGCCAATCGTGGTGCGCTGATCATTTCTACCAAGAAGGTCAGCCTGCGTCCTGGTGAGACCCTGCCTGAACTGGGCAACAACAACCTGCCCATTCAGCAGCGCCTCTCGTCCATGAAGAACATCATGTACAAGACGGCCTTTGAGCCCGAGCAAGTCAAGTGGTTCCAGGGGCTGTTCGAGTACAATGGGCGTCACCTGTTCGTCCAGCGTAAAGTAGCCGTGAAGTACAACCTCTCCATCGGGGGCAAGCCCTATTGCCCGTCGTGGTTCAACCGCAACGATGCCTGCCGCACCGAGAGCAGCATCTACATGATTCCGATCCACCTTGTCGGAATCAAGTTGACCGCCGAGGAGTTGAAGCGCTACAACGTCGCCGACGAATTGCTCCACGTCGATACCGTGATCAACCCCGTCCTCAACGCGAAGTTCACCGATGTGATGAACTTCTACTACGCCGAGCGTGGCCTTGAAGTGCCGAAGCCGAAAGCTGAAGCTGCTGCAACCACAGCACCTGAAGCCAAAGCAGAAGCTGCTGCCACGATCGAGACCACAGCGCAGTCTGAGACTCCTGCAATCGAAGCCGCTGGCCCCAAGCCTGCGCGCCCGAAAGCACCCAAGCCGGCCAAAGCCCCCAAGGGCAAGAACGCCGCGCCTGCAACGATGACCGCAACCAGCTAGTGTAGCGCAACCTGAAGGGGCTGATTTCTCAGCCCCTTTCCTTTGAGACGATTCTACCACTTTGGTATGCTCACTGCGTTCGCAGTGGTAATTCAGAGTGGTACAACCATCTCAAATGATGGAAGAAATAAAAATGCTGGCTATAACCTCGCCAGAGAAATGGAGTCGCCCAATTGGTGGCGGCTTCTATGAGAACGCTGACCATATTGGACAGTAGAGAACAGTTTAGGTTGTCAAAGATCTGAACTACTAGAACCTTAGGCTTACTTCACCATTTCCAAGTCGTACATAGCGTTATTGAGGCTTATTTGTGTGCTCATGGCGTCTCAGTTAGGAAATGGTTAGTGTTTGACCTAACACTATTATTTAGTGGAATGAAGATTTAAAGGAATGGTAAATTTTGATACTTTACCATCACCTTTTGCCATTCCATTACGGTATTTTATGAGACGATTCCACCACTTTGGAGATCTTCAGAGTGATGCAACCATCTCATTGATGGATTCAAGGAGAGAACAATGAACAAATACAAGCTTGGCTGCATCTTCACCTCGTTGGTAACAGCGATTGCTGCCACAATGGCTGTCATCATGGCCATTGTGAGTGCATTAGACCATCACACGTATATGGCGATTGCCAGTGTGATGGCGGCAACCTCAATGTATGCAACGTGCTACCACGCCATGCAGATGTACTATGAAGTCCACGAAGAGACCACTAAGGTTGAATCCGCAGTGGTCAATGAAGAAATCTGGCTTCCCTGAGTGACATGATGTGTCCAGCTTCCTTGTGGAGGCTGGCATCACCATATCATTCCTTAGAAGATATTGGGAAATGGAGAGAACATTATGAGATATTGGATACCCGCAGTCGTGTGTTTGATCACTGGATGCATATCAGTCATCCATATGGTAGCGCATATCATCTTCAAGCACCCTGGAGACGCGATTTCCTATGCGATCCTGACGATATGCAGTTTCCTTGCGTGCATCAAATGCATACTGATGTGGAACAACGCTGATGACGCGAAAGCGACTCAGGACACATCAGATGAGGACGACAAAGACCTAGACGTCCTCAATACGCTCTAATCCACGCAATACCTTTTCCTAATCGTTTTTCAATGGAACTGGGTAAAACCAGTTCCATTGGATTCATTGAGCATTTCCACAATTTATTGGTTATAAGCTGCGAACGTAGTGAGCCATAGTGATCTGATTTCATTTGATTCTTTGGAGTCAAATGAAACCACATCATTTGATGTTGTGGAATTGTACTGAACGAAGTGAAGATAGGAGAGACACAGTTATGGATATTGCCTATTGCAAGAAATGGGCCGGTGAGCTTCGTGCAAACCAACATCGTCAGATCATTAGTAGGATGGCTGACAAAGACGAAAGTGGCGCACTGAAGTATTGTGCTGCTGGATGTCTCATGAACCTCGTGAGTGTTGAGTTGTATGGGATTGAATATCCCAACACAATCGGGAGACTTGGTGAAGCCCAGGCGCGAGCCATGACGATTGCTGGCTCGCTGTGGCAGAGTGCGATCCTGTTGAATGACAGTGGTCGTTCATTTGCTCAGCTTGCGGATATCATCGAGGCTGACATTGCGAAACGGGAAGCTCGCGAGTTGGTGATTGACGATCTGATGAAGTGATTCGATGGTGAGAGGTTCTTGATGAGCCTCGATCCACCACATCATTTGTGGAATTGTTCTTAAAGGAGAGGACACAATGCGTTTGATTGAGAGACTGAAGAGGATTTTGGCCTATCGTGCTTATGAGGAGGTTGTCCTCAAAGCGATGGCTGCAAATCTCATCACGACTGACGAGGCAATGCACCTGATCGCTGCCAAGTGCATCGAGATGGGCATTGACCCTGATGATGTGGATGAAGATGGTATGCCCATCGTCATGTATGGGCCTGTGCCTGCCCAAGCCGTGGTTCATCATCGATTCATGGTCTGAGTGACACGATGGTGCGAGGTTGCTGTTGCAGCCTCAATCCACCATGTCATTCATTGATGTGGAAAGGAGAGAACACTGAAATACAACTTGTACTACAATGCTGGCTATGGTGAGCAAAAGCTGAACACTGAGCCAGTTGATGAATCAACGAAGGTGTTGGCGATTCAGTTTTATCAGCGCCACTTCCCTTCGTTCAGAATCATTGTTGGGATTGCGCCTCAATCTATGAGCGCGAAGGCGTGATCCTGTTGTCCTCTTGAAGAATGAGAGGACATCATCCACACTAAATCTCACACTTCCTAATCAAAGTGTGTTATACTGTTTATGAGAATCTATTTCATACGGGATTTAGTTGGATGATGCCATCTCATTCAGATGGAAAGGGAGAACAACATATGTCAATGACCAATTCAATTGTGGTCTTCGCGGGGAATCGCGACCACATCATTGTTCAGCAGTTTCAGGACAATGACTTCGAAGGCATCTTTCGTTGGGTGAATTCCTACGATGGATTCTTCATCCCTTCTGCGCCTCGTGGCTACAACCAGTGGGTCGCAGAGCACACGACGCATCCGGGGTCTTTCCTGAATGATGCGCCACGAGTTGCAGACACGCCTGAGCCTGCAAATGCGATGATCGTCATGATGGCTCTCATCCTCATGATGCTCGTCGTGCGCTGGAATCGCAAAACGTCTCCTCAATAGAGGGGAGACGTTGGTAGAAGAGTGTGAGAGTGGAACACACTCATTGTGAGATTGGACTTGTTCAGACAGGGATTATTCTACGAAAGGAGACTCTCTGAAACCCGAAACCTGATTGCTATCATCGTCCCGGAGGTCTGATCAAAGCCAGTCTCACAATGAGTGTGGTCGAATCCACACTATTTGAAGGAGAGAACATAGGACGTGTTCATGCGGCTTAACCAGTTGCGATATGCAGCCTTTTGTGAAGTTGTCCAGACGAAATTGGCTCTGGGACAAATCACAATTGAACAGGCTTTCGAAATGCTTGAGGAGAAGATGATCGAACTCAACCTCGACCCGGAGGATGGGAGCGACGAGCCTCTGAGTGAAGTGAGGACAATGCAGTTGATCCCATTCGCTCATCTGCATCCAAAAGAGGGGCAGTTCAGCAAGGCTCAATTCACTCTCAAAGTGAAGTGCTTCCTCGAGGTCTGAGTGACACGATGGTGAGGGATTCAATAGAGTCCCGATCCACCATGTCATTCTGATATGGAAAAGGAGAGACACATGGATATTCGAAAGACACCTGAAGAGAATCGCACCAGCAAATTGGGTGATACGCTCCTAGAGTATCAGGAGGGTGCAATCACCTTCATCGAGTTCCTCCATTACACTGCCAGTCAGTTGTCTGAGGCAGATATCGAGGAGCACAATCGTATGACTTCCGGGAACGAAGAGACCAAAGCTGAATCAAAACTCAGCCAGGTTGCTCTCGCGTTGAATGCGACTAAGGAGAAATCCTATGTTGTCGCATTCGGGTCGATCTTCGATGGTGTGAAGGTATATGGTGTGTTCGATGATTCTGAACAGGCCCTTAACTTCGCTCAGGACGAAGCTCAAGGGCAGTCATGGGAGATCGTTCCTGTTCA